GCTGAACGGTGTAGTCATCCATCCCTGGCGCGTCGCTCGCATTGCGGTTCTCCAGCGCACGGACTTCGTTGCGGTTGTACACCCCGTTCTGCAACAGGATCGAGTAGAGCAATGCACGCGCCTGCGAGTCCGCTCTCAGAAATCCCTCGAAGTTGTAGCGGTAGAAAAACGTTGATCGGTCGGCGAGCTTGAAGAGTTTCCGCGCCCCGACTTCATCGCGCCGGATGTACGGCAACATCGTGTACATCACGAATTCGAGGGAGAGCTTCTCGATGTTGTTGTCCGTCGCCCGTTCCAACGCTGCGATCATGTGCGGCTTGACACCGAACAGGCGGCACAGCTCGACAACGGTGAATTGGCGCAATTGCAGGAACTGCGCATCGTCCGGGGTCATCAGGCCGGCTTCGACCTTCATGCCGCCTTCGAGCAGCATCGGCTTGCGCATGTTCTGCAGGCCGGCATGCAGCTCCAGCATCTTCTTGTTCGCCTTCTCGCGCTGATCGTCCGTCAGCCACTGCGGGATCGACACCAGCGCGGAAGGGATGAGACCCTGGCCGAACAGGCGGGCATTGAATTCCTCGCCGGCCAATGCCAGCGCCATCGCTTCGCGGGCATATCCGATCGGGGAGAGCCCCTCCAGACCGTTGAAGCTGAACCCCTTGGTGTGCCAGACTTTCTCCGGCGGATACCATTCGAGCTTGCCGCGATCGGTGATGCCGTAGCGCATCTCGTAGTCGGTCGAGGAATCGCGCTTTCGCTGCACCTGGCCGTAGGGCACAGGATAGAGCGATGACACATCGCCGCTGCTGCGCCGCTCGATCAGAGCAATCTGATTGCCGCGCAGAGCAATGTTCGCGGTGCGCGCCTCGCGGGCTTCCAGCCCGTTCATGTCGGCGTTCGGCTGCTCGACGAGAACCTCGTGCAGCGGGTGGTCGTCTGTCTTCGTCGCGTTGCCGCTCTTCTCGGCGCGATAGATTGCCGATGGCATGGCACCCATCGTCTCGGCGAGCAAGCGCACGCACGCCCATACGGTCGTCACCTGCATCGCGGTTCGTTCCGTCACCGCCTTGCCGGTGTAGGTTTGCCCGCCGAGGATGGTGGTCAGTTTCTGATTGACCTCCTGATCTGCGAGGGTGAAGCTCTGGCCGCTCGAATAGGCCTTCAGGTCCGCGGCACCGCGTTCGAGCTTGGAGAGGATGCCCATCAGCGCCGCACCCCCATCCAGAAGACGGCCGCTCCGCAAACGATCCAGGCGGCCGGGGCGTGGATCTGAGCGATGCCGTAGCCGACCGCGGAGAGGCCGCCGATCCAGAAGATGTCGCGCAGATCGAGGGTCCTCCGCAGGGCGGAGAACAGCGACGCCGTCGCCGTCTCGATCCGGGCGCGGAGCTCGCGGAGAAGGCTCAAGGCAAAGCTCCGGTCGACCGATTCTCCCAGCCGTCGTCAGTCAGGATCGGATTGACGAGCAGGCCAGCCGGGAATGGCCCAGGGCCGTGAACGTTGCGATGAAATCCGCAATTTGCGCACCAATCCGCGTCGAGCCGCCGACGCGGATCCGGATCCTCGACGAAGTGCGTGCAAGGGAAAACCAGAGTCGTCATGCCGCACTCCTCAGCCAGCTCTCGATCCCCGCCTGCCCGGCCGGGTTGAGCGACATCAGCGACCAGGCGTCGAACCCAGCCATCAGCGGGTCGATCTTAGCGGTCCCGCTCGCCTGTTTGGTGATCAGAATCGCGTTGCCCCGCGGTTCGACCTTCGCATTGCCGACGCACCAGGCCATCATTCTGCTGCCGCTGTGAATCAGGACGCCCTCGGCGAGCTTGCGCTCCGCAGTCTTGATCGCACCGTTCAGCTTCCAGCCCTGCGAGATGCCGATCACTTTCTCAGGCGGAATGCCGGCGTCTACCAGCGCGTCGAGCACCGCACCGATGCCGGCCGGGTCGATGCCTACTTTGTCGAGCAGACCAGCCTTTTCGACCTTGGCCACTATGGAGGCGAGCTGCTCGACGTCCTCGCCGACCTGCTCGATGATGGTTAGGTCACCGTCGGCAGCGAAGTCCAGGAAGCGCTGCGCCTCGGATTTGCGGCGCTCGAGCACGGAGGGATGCGCCCAGGCGTGGAACCAGGCGAGCCATTCGCGCGTGTTCCGGTCCCGCCCGGTGATGTTCAGGCCGAGCAGGTCGTCCAGCCCACCGCCGTCGATTCCAGCATCGACCACATCGCAACGCTCGAGGATCGCCTGCAGGGTGATTCCCTCCCGCGCCTGAGCCTCCCAGAACGGGGCGCCGGCCCAACTATCGGAGCGAAGCGCGAGGCCGATCTCGACGTTCAGGTGCTGCGAGGCCCAGGCGCGCAGCTCTTCCTCGCCGGTCCCTTGCGCGACATCGAACTCCTCGATCAGCCGCGCGACGGTGACAGAGCGCCCGGCGTTCGGCGTGACCATGTGCCAGTTCTTCGGGTTGCGCCAGACCGCCGGGTCCTTCTGCATCGCCTCCGGGAATTCGTAGAGCACCGGCAGCATGGCACCCTCGCGCTTGCCGTCCCGGATCGCGCGCGCCTTCATCAGCTCGGCGCGGAACACGCCCGCGGGCGCCTCCTCGCTCTGCGTCGTGATGAAAGCGAGGAACGCCTCCGGGAAGGGCAGCATCCCGCCCCGCAACTGCCGGATCGCACTCGCCGCTTTCGCCATCTTCGCGACGACGTGCAGCTCGTCGATCAGCACGCCGCCGGAGACCTTCTGTCCTGTCAGCACCGCCGGGTCGAAGGTCAGGATCGCGAGGCTCGCGCCGTTCTCGCGATGGATGATCGTCTTCAGGTGCTCGCGGATGTGCAGCTTCTTCGAGAGCACAGGATCGAGCTTTATCGCGCCGGCCGCAGCGTTGAACGCGATGTCAGCCGTGTCGTGCACGGGCGCGACGAAAAAGAACTCGGCGTTCGGCCGGCGGTTGAGCAGCAGCGCCGTCAACATCAGGAGCGATCCGCCGGTCGTCTTGTTGTTTTTCTTCGGGACCAGGACGAACAGCTCGCGAATCGCGCGCGCTTGTGTCACCGGGTCGAGCGATCCGAAGAGGGCCCGCACGATCTCGCGAAACCACTCCCCCGCGGCCTCTGCCATCGTCGGCGTCAGAGGCACATCGTGCAGGCGCAACTTGTTGAAGACTGCGACGGCGCGATCTCCCTCGCCCGCATGTAGCGGCAGCGCCGGCACGAGTGAACGGCGTGACTTCAGCCGCGCCCCCCAATCGGGACAGGCGAGATTCCAGGTCATCGGGCGCTATTGCGCCGGGCCGCTTGGCAGCAGATCAGCCCATTCGGTGCCGGCCTGGGCCGTCTTCGCGTCCGCGGCGGCCTGCGCCTTCTTGCCCTCCGGTGCGGCCGGCTGCTCCGGGGGCAATGGCGGCGCGGCGAGTTTCGGCGAGAGCGCGGCGTAGGCCTTCTGAGCGGCGACGTTGCCCTTCTTCGCGGCGCGGAACATGGCCTCGAGCACCTCCTGCCGGCGACGGTACGCGCCCTCGGTCAGCTCGTAGGCGAAATGCTTCTGCAGGGTCATCTTCGCGATGCCCAACCCGATCGCAATCTCCTCGTGCGACACGCCGGCCCCCGCTGCAATCGAAACGCTGCGGCGTTGCGCTGCGGTGGGCTTGTACTGAGGACGGGCCATCTAAGCTCCGGTTTTTAGGCTATAAACTGCGCCAAGTCGAAAATTCGAGGCCTGAGAAAAAAACCTGCGCGTGGGATCGGCGCGGTCTATAAAAACGAGCGCCGGAAGGATTTGACCCGCCCCCCCGGTCAGCGCTTCAGCCGTCCTCGCGCTGCGTCTTCGCCGAGTGGCACGCGTGGCACAACGACTGCCAGTTGCCGCGGTCCCACATCAGCACAGCGTTGCCCCGATGCGGCTCGATGTGGTCGACGTCAGTCGCAATCGTTACGCGCCCGCTTCGCAGGCAGGCGCTGTGCTCGAGGCTCGGCCCGTTGATGCGATCCCCGCAGAGCGGGTGCGCGCGCAACCAGCCCTTACGCTCCCGCTGCCAGCGGTAGGTGTAGCCGCGCTCGCCGCTCGTCATGCCCTCGGTGCGCCACGATCCGGTCGATACCGGCACGCGGCTCGCCTGCGTCTGCACCCTTGGCTTGAGTGTCTGGAGTTTGGTCGCCATCGCGTTACGCCCTTCGGGTTCCGCTTCGCGGCAAAGTGAACATGGGCCCCTCTTACTCCCCACGCGCGGCGCCCTGGCTCGCGCTTGCCACGCTCCACCCGTCTCCGCTTGATCTCGCTTTGCCCTCGGCCCTTCGGGCGTCCTGGCGTATCCCTGGCTGGTCGGGACGGGTCGGTTGTGGCCGATGCCCGCGGTCGTGAGTGCTGCCGGGTGAAGCGGTTGCAATGCGCTTTGAACGAGAGGGGCCGGATCGTGTCAGCTCTCGTCTTTGCCCAGCCCGCGCCGTCTGACTTCGGCGCCGTTCTCACGCTCTCGTCAAAGCGCACTGCATCACATGTCGAGTTGCCGCCCTGCTCGCCCTCGTTGCATCGGCGAGGCTGACGGGCGGCGCCGGGCGTATCGATACGTCCGGGATTCGGTTGTAAAAAGCCCGCGTTCAGGCGGGCAAGGCAGGCGACAGGCCGTCCTGCGTCTGCGTACCGCCGCTGGTCCGGGAGGACGGATGCAGCGGTCGGTCGGGAGTCCAGAAACGCGAAAGCCCGGTTTCCCGGGCCTTGGTGACAATTCTGCTACCTTAGCTGATTGGAGCCTATATACGCCGTTGAATGGCAGTTTGTCAAATTGCCGACGGTTCGATGCGAAATCCAACGCAGCTCACGTCCTCGCGAATGGGCACACCGAAGAGGAAGAATTTAGGCTCGTGCTCACAGCCAATACGGATACACGTTCCCGCCTCGGTGGTTTCTGCGCAAAGCTCCAACATGACGCTCGGGTGAACAACGACCTGCTCGTTTAGGAGCCCCCGCTCATTGCGGCGTTCAATTTCCTTAAGGATGCGAATCATCCAATCGGTCTGCATATTCACTCCACGATCCCGGCCACCTTCAGCCGCGCCTCGATAGCATACCGCGCCTTGCGTTCCTCGTCCTTGAGATACGTGATCACCCGGTTCGCGTGCGCGCTCGCGGTGTGCCGATCGACCTCGGCGAGCTTGGCGGCTTCGACCAGGCTGCGGCGCTCGCCGAAGTAACGGCGGACGATGGCGTGGCGCAGGTTGAAGTTCACCCTGCAGCCGGACAGGGCCCCGGAAATGGCGAGCTCTGCGATGTCGGCCACGGCGATGAGCCAATCGTTGTTCGAACGCCAGCCGGAGCAGCATGGAAGTTTGCAGATGCAGGGCACCGCCCGCACGGCGTATCTGGCCGTGATGATCCGAGGCCACACCGGACGCGGCTCCCAATTCGGATCCAACTCGTCCAGGGTGTCGGGGATGGCAAGCCCGAGGACTTCTCTTTTAATGAACCCTGCGAGTGCGGCTCCATCGAGCCCTCCGCGCCCTTTTCCTCTCTTGCCGCCGCCTCCCATCAAAGTCGCAATGGCTGATGGCTTAATTGTTCCATGTCGGAAATTAAAAGCGAAGCGCAGCGCAGAGTCGACCGTGCGGAATTGGCTTTCCTGTATCTCTTGATCTACGGCGTCCATCTCGTTCTCTTGGCGGGGCGCCGATTGTTGGCCTGCTGTTTCGCAGTGGCCCAGCGACAATTGTCTGGTTCGTAATTCCCGCTGTTGTCGATTCGATCGATACTGTACTCCGGCCCTGGCTTGATGCCCATGTCAGACAGAAAACTCTCAAATGCTTCCCATCGTTCGCATACTCGAATCCCTCGCCCGCCGTAATCGGGAAATTTTGGATTGCTTGGGTTCTTGCACCTGGACCTAATTTTCATCCAAGTGTTGTACGTCGCGGTATCACTCATGCCATGGCGAAGATGCAGAGCGCGTTGTTTCTCAGCACTGAAGCACCCGCAGGATGTCGAGTGCCCATTTTTGAGATGCCCGGTTGATACCATCCCGTCCTTTCCGCATTCACATCTGCACCGCACGAGCCGCAACCCGGCTTTTGTTCTTCCCGCATCAGGATCAATAACAGTCCATCGACCGAACTTCGCTCCGAGCGGCAATGGTTTCTTCGTATGCCTCACATCAACCTGCATTCTTCCCCTCCTCGTACAGCCCGCACTTGCGCCCGAAGCGTCGTCCTTTACCGCAGTGCTCGAATGTCTCGGCTTCCCAGGTCAGCCGCTCGATGTGCGCGCAACCCTGGCACGTCCGCGCCTCGGTCTCCTCGTACACGACAGCAGGATCACGATAATCGCGTGCGCGCAAGACGGCCGGCCACTTCACGGGCGATCAGTCCTTCCCGCCGCGCGAGCCGCCGGCCGCGCCGATCTCCTCGAACACGATGCCGAGCTGCTCGACCTTGCGCGCCTCCTGGTCGAACTTGTCGCCGGAGCGCGCGTTCACGAACTTGCGCACGACCGAGGACTGCATGCCGGCCGCCTCGGCAGTCGCCTTGATCGCGGCGTTGAGCGCCTCCTTCGCCTGCTCGGACTTTTCCTTGAGCGTGCAGAGCTCCGCGATGCGCTCGCGGATCGGTTTCGTGGTGACGACGGCTTCCTGCCCTTCGTTGTCCT